AAATCCAAACGGATTCTGGAGCTTAATGCTGATCATCCCCTGGTCAAAGCCATGCAGGGTGTCTATGATCGCGATTCCGCCAATCCCAAACTGGCGGATTATGCCGCGATGCTGTGGGATCAGGCGGTTCTGACGGAAGGTGGAACTATCGCCGATCCCCTGAAGTTCACACGCCATATTGCCGAGCTGATGGTGATCGGCTTGGAAAAGGAAGCAGCAAAGTAGTTCCTTGTGCTTGAAATATTGCATTGGAAGGTCATATTAAGGCCTTCCAATGCGATTGTTCCCGGAGGGATGGTCGAGTGGTTTAAGGCAGCGGTCTTGAAAACCGCCGGGGCTACGGCTCCCGTGGGTTCGAATCCCACTCCCTCCGCCATTTTTTAGCCTCAAAAAAACAACTATCCACCAATATTAAAAATGTTTGTGATAGTTTGTTTTATGCGCTGATACTGCAAATAACAAGAGCATAACAAGAGCACATGTTTTAATGACTGTAACCGCCCAGCCACGGGCGGATCACTCCGCCCAGGTCCAGCCGTGCTATGGATAGACGGGGCGGGCGTTGAAATCGAAATTATTCGGTTGCCAGTTTGCTACATGCTAAATGCTACAGATTGGCAACTTGCTTTACCTGTGCCGTTTCGGTGCGGAATTGGGCGGGGACGCCGGAAATATCGGGGGTGTTGGGGAAAATATATCCGGCGGTTTCGCCGGTGGTGCGGTTGATTACCAGCTTAAAACAGTGCGAGGGGACTCGTATTTTATCGGGTCCGATCACGGGCGGCGGTTGGGCGCGGTACAATGGTCCGGCAATCAGGATCAACTCATTACCGGCTGACGCCCATTTGCGGCACTGGGTTTCGAGGGATTTCCAGACACCCCGATTGAGACGGGGAGTTTGCGGGATCGCGTTGATGGTGTCGAACGTCGCCCGCATCGCGTCGATGGCAAAGCGCATATCTTCGGCGGGGCAGAGATGTCCGGTATCGTAGCCGCTGGCGGCATAATTGCGCGGATGGGGCGCGCCGTGGGTGGCGACAAAGCGCAGCCCGGTGCGTTCACAGGCGGGGGCGCTCATGCGCTCGGCGGTCAGCAGCCACGCGGAATATTTGGTATTGCCGCGATCATCGGTGACAATGGCGTAATACACCATGTCGATTACATGGGGACGGTCGGCGGCGGGAATATACTCATCTAATACCGCGTCATATGCAAATACGGCGCAAAACTGCGCCGCCAGAGCATAACAAAACACGGTTAATTTAAGCATTTTAATCATAATTAATATTATAATCAACCCATTGCACTAATGCAAATTTATTTTGCGGGAACTTTGAACGGACAGCGGTCTTTGAATTCTTCCCGCTTGCCTCGATTCCAGTTCGTCACCGGACGAAAATAGCCGGATACCCGGCTGTAGATCTCGGTCTTGCCTGTGCATTTACTCATGATTACTCCCGGCAGTTGTTAATAGTGCGCCCGGCGAGAAACGAGCCCCACGCCGATTCCGAGCCGAGCAGACGATAATATTCGGTGGCTATTTTGTAGCGCAGCGCCCGCAGCCAGCGCCGGGACGTGCCGCGCTCGATCAGGCGGCGGCAATTGGATAAAAAGCGCAGGTTGGCATCCTTCCACGCTTTTCTCGCCTCGCCCATCGTGGCGAACACGGTGGGGACAGTGTATTCGACATCGTGGATATCAGAGGCGGGAGTGATATTGATCAGCCCGATGCAATTGGGGATAAGGTGATAAAGTATCTTATTCCAAAATCCCACTTTGCTGCCGACGCCGTTGCAATATGAGGCGAAACGCCGAGGATCTGAATTGAGCAGATCACGCGCCGCCGGGGACATGTCCAGCCCCCGGTATTTGAGCGGATCGCCCGCCCGATAATCGGTTATGCAAAACATGTTCCCGGACTCCTTTATTTCGAGGTCGTGGTGGTGTCGGTATCGGTCGAGGTGTCGACATTGCCGGTGGCGGTCACGTCGGTGCTGATTTTCGACATCGCTTCGATTGCCTTGGCGGTTTCCAATGCCGTTTCGCCGGCGGTGCCGATATACGTCCAGCTTACGCCGGATGCGCCCGCGCTGGTGATGCTGCCCCACAACGACATACTTTTACTGTAGGCGATAACGCGCTTGTCGGCCTTGGACGGGATATCCACCACGGCGGAGTTTGCCCCGGCGATGGTGGCGTTGATCAGCGGCGTTCCGCTGGTGGCTGAACCTCCGGTGGGTTCGATTTTGACCCCCTGGACACTGCCCGCTCCGGCGATCACCTTGTCGGTCATCATTTGGTGATGTTCGGTGATGATAGTGCCGTCCGGCTTCTTGGTTTCGATGGTGCTGCATCCGGTCAATAGGCTTGCGATGGCGACGATCAGGGCGAGGGCGATACTGACGATTAAAACATTTCTTTTCATGGGCGTTTTTCCTTTTTGCTGTTTTTTATTGATTCTGGTCGTCGTTACCGACAGCCTTGTGAGATTTCGGAAACGTTTTGCCGTTGAGGTTTTCGCTCAATGTCGAAACTTTTTCATTTAACACGGCCAGGTTGCGGGCGACGGCGGAAAAGGCGTCGGCGGTCTTGTCGATCGTGCACTTAAATTCCCGCATGTTGTTCTTCAACATGTCGATTTCATACCTCTGAATAATGTTCTCGTCTCTGAGTTGGAAATATCCCGTTGCCCCGGCGGTGACCGCCACCACCAGCAGCCCCGGCAATAGACTGTTCAAAAACCAGCTTTTCGGCTTTTCTTCCGGCATTTATCATCTCCTTTTTTGAGGTTAAATTTTATGCAATTCCGGCAATTTTTAGTTTTACCGCATCGAGGTCAATCGACACGGAACTAAGCGCGGCAGCGGTAATAGTGTCCGACAGGTCGATTTCGCTGGCGTCCGACCAGTCTTTTTTAAACGTCTCGCTGGTGTCCAGCAGATTATCGAGCGTCGATTCAATGCCCAGATCGCGGAGAGCGCGGCGAATCTGCAACCTGGTGAAAATTGTTTTTCCCAGTGCGGCGGCTTTTTCGACCGCCGTTTTTTGAGCAAGTTTTTCCGCCTCGGTGATTAGGCGAGGCACGTCATTTTCCCAGATGATGTTGCAGGGGCAGCCGGAATTGTTCCATTCCTGATCGCTCGTGCATTCGAGCTGATAAGGGCCGTTTTCACCGTTCGGTAATGGGCTTTGCCTGGTGTCAAAATATCTTATCATGGCAATAATCCTTATGTTTGATCGCCGGTTTTCCAGAGTTCAACGCAGGAGCCGCCGGCTAACGTGGTGGAGGTTGTGCCCGTGGTAGTTAAAACTATCGACGTAATATTATCTGCGCTGTTTTTCCAGGTCATATTATTATTGTAAAAAAATGACGTAGACATATTTGTCTCGTACTTGGATGATACTGACGAGGCGTGTCTGAATTTTCCGGAAACGGCATCCATTTTCAATTCCACGTAATCTGAGGTGGTGTATGTATCGAGATAATCTATATAGATACCCACAGGTGTTGACTGTCCCGATGCTACCGTACTGGACTCATACCCTAGCCATCTACAGATGTAGTTGCTGGCGTTGGAGTCTCCGTTTATCTGAGCGACCACCGAACCAGCCGTGGTGACGCTTGGGATTATAGAGCTGATGAGTTTATAGCGTTTGTCCACATTGCCGTTAAGCCCGGCAAAAGTATGCGTATAAGAGGCGGATTGTGGCTCCCATCTCTCCATCCGCACAAACCAGTCAGCCCCGCTCGATTCGAGCAGAAATGACGTTCCCGGCGTCAGGGTCAGCGTGCCGGTCGAGCTGGAGGAGTTGCGCACGTTGGATACAACGATATCATAGGACGAATTATTGATTACCCACGTCCGCGCGGAGTTATTGACCGGGGCAGTGCACAGCGTTACCGTGCGCGAGGCGGTTGTGGAGCTGGTATAGGTGAGTTTTTTGCCGATATCGGCGGTCGTCATCGTATAATCGGCGGTCAGGCTGACTGCAGAGCCGTCCGAACCGCCGCTGGAGGAACCGGATGACGCAGATCCGGGCAATCCAATCCGCCACTCATCCGCGGCGGTTTTTATCAGCCTGACACGCTGATTGGCCGACAATGCCACTGTCCCCGCGCTGGTGCCGTTGACGGTAACGCCGGTTGCACCGGCAATAGTGGTAATGCCCGCGCCGGTCATCTGCACATCGATCCACGCGCCGACAGCAAACGCCACGGTGGAATTGAGCGGGATAATCGTCGTATTAGCCGCGCTATTGGCCATCGTGATTAACCCATTGGCATCGGTCAGCGCCAGGGTGTAACTGGTGCCGGTCTGGGCATTGATTGATTCGACTGCCGGGGCCGCGCCGAGGTTGGTTCTAGCGTCGGCGGCGTTAATTGCGCCCGTGCCGCCCTGGGTGACTGATAGCGCGGTAGCAAGCCCAGTCAGGCTGGTAATGTCGGAGTTAGCACCGGAAGCAGCCTTGTCGCTCAATTTAACGTTGCTGTCTTTGAGCGCCTTGCCGGTGGTGCCGTCGAATAATACGATAGTTCCGTTGGTGGAACTGGCGGGGCCGACAACGTCGCCGCCTCCTGCCGGGGTGGATGGCTCGTATTGCTGGGTTGTTGCGTTCCATACCAACTGCTGTCCATTGGCGGGGGCGACGGCGGAAACGGCCTTGCCCTGTAGACTGACGGCGTTGCCGCTGGCGGTGACGTCGATCAACTGTGATCCATCTATGGCCGGAAGTTTGCCATTGCTGTCGAGCTGAACCACATTGTTGGCTGAGGTGCCAGCATTGAGCGCGGCGGCGGTGCCCGCCCCGATGATCGCGGTTATAGGGGTATTGTGCGGGTTGCCGCTGGTAAGTTGACTATGATCATACGCAATTTTTCCATAGTCGCCGCGATAGGCAGTCGATGACGTTTCGCCGATGGCCAACCCCTCATTGACCTGAGCATAAACCGACCCGCTCCATCTGTACTCACGGAGGTTATAGGTTCCGGCGGTGAGGATGATGTAGATTTTACCGCTTTCCGGCGTCAGCGCCGCGCCGCCTTCGGTCAGCGATAACCATCCTGCGGCAAACGCGGTTCCGCCCACGATATAAGCCTCAATCACATCGTCAACAAAACTGGGCAATTGTGCCGCCGGAACTTTGCCCGATACGAGGTCAGCTTTAGCATCCAGCGACGTTTGCAGATTGGTCACGTCCGCAATGGCGTGAGCGTGGGGAATGGCGGCATAAACGCTATCCGCTTTACCTTTTATGTAATTCCAAACCTTGAGCAGTGTAATCACGATCAGACCGTTACTGGCGGCGGAGTCGTTGCCGACCACGACATCGGCATCAACCAGCGCCGTTTTAGCGTTCAACCCGGCAAAATCGCGGGGAATAATTTCAAATGCCGCGCCCCATTCGCCGTTCGGATATCTCGACTGCTTGAATCTATCGCTCGCGGCCTGCTCGCCGTGCCACGTCGTGCCGTCCGCGCTGTAGCGCTGCTCCGGCGCGGTGCGCAACAGGGCGAGGATTTGGGCGGAGGTCAGATAATTGTTGTTGATCGGGGCGGGCGCAATCCTGTTATAATTGCGCAGATTTAAACACCGGAAATCAAATTCCTGGGCGAGAATAAGCGGGGCGGTTTCACCATCGGCGGCAGCGCCGTAAATCTGCACGGACAGGGCGCAGGCGGTAATTTCTTTGGTGTTGTTGAGGGCGTTGACATAGCGTTTGTTGTCGGCGCAGAGCGTCACCAGCAGCCGTCCGGTGTCCTTGTGGGTAATATCCACCGACGCGGCGGCAATGAGCGGGGTTTGCGCAATCCGGCAGGTTGCGCCGGACGCGTAGCTGTTGGCCAGCGTGGCGGCAACGGCAAACGTATAATTGCCATTACTGACGGTAAACGCGGTGTATTCGACGGTCTCCTGATCTCCGGCGGCGTTTTCCAGCTGCAACTGTCCGGTCGGGTTGATATAGCCGTCGCCGGAATAACCGACCGCCAACTGAGTAATTGCGCCGGATGCGGCGGCGGTAAGTTTGCCGTCAAAAAAATGTATCCAGTCATTGTCCACCGAGGCGGTGGCCGAGATGGCGGTTCCGGCAAGGCCGGTATAAACATCGCTGACGGTATCGGAGTTAAGATACTGGATATCGTAAACGGCGGTTTCGCCGAGGCGGATAAAGGGCTGCGCGGTGTTTTCCAGCGGATTTCCGGCGGCATCAAGTATGCTGCCGGAAACGATGTTTTGATAAATTTTAGTGGTTCGGTAACTCATGGCCGTGGGTCTCCTGTTACGCCGGAATTATAAACACTATATAAAAAATGGCAAAAGCTATTGCCAATCCTCGCCGCGAAATTTGAAGCCGTTGGGGCTGTCGAATTTGAGTACAATGGTCTGACCGTAGTCAACAACATTTTGTGTGATATCGCTGCCGCCCCATGAGCATGATCCAGCTTCATTAACCAAATTATAATATTCAAAATAATCATTTAGTATGGTTGGCTCAGCGAGTGCAGAGGACGGCGAGGATGCAATAGAGACGGCAATTTCGTCATAATTTGGCCATTCCATTGAAAAATTTCTGGCCGTTTCAGCGGTTGCTATTTTATTGTATTTAGAATTAAACTTAGAATTGCCAATAGGTCCAAAACTGGAGCCTTCGGTGCGTTGTGGATATATATAGAGATCCATCGGGTAGTCACTGATATCAAAAGCGATAACGAATCTTGTAACAGAAATGAACGCACAATAATAATTGGAATCTGTTTTACTGAGTTCTTCAGAAAGAAACATTGCGCCACTATAACCTGGAAATGATTCATTGGTTGATGATTTCCATTCTTGGCTGTTCCATCGTGAAATCGCATCAGACCAACTACTGACCGGATTATCGCTTGAGTTGCTTACATTAATTTTTTTTATTTCTTTGTTATACATGGCGGAATCAGATAGTCGTTGTTTTGTCCACCGCAGCAGATTGATTATGCGATATTGTTGGACAATCCATTTCAACCACAACTCCGGCGCGAGAGGATGGTCGGCGTAGACAAGTTCATCCTCGCCCAATAGCTCAAAAATGCGCTCTGTGGTCATCATGGGGATGGTTGCCAGTCCGGTAAAGTCGCCGTTATTTTTAGTGTGATCGACGTACAGGGCAAGTGTCGCGTCGCGGTAACTCTCGAAGCCTGTAAACCAGTCCTTTTTTACCGGGGCCAGTGGGGCGGGATTTGCAATTGCCGCAAGATCGACAGCCTTGCGGCGCTCATTCAGCGCCGCCGTCAAGCCGGTCAGGATCGGCCACGGGGTGGCAAGCGGCAGCTTGCCGGGGAACCCATAATCAGCCCAACTCATTGCGCCACCCCGGTTACAGCAATGCTGCCATTTTGCCATGTCTGCACGGTGGTAATGGCGGCATCCTCGCCGGTGCCGGTCACGGTATAGGTGCCGAGCTGAACCACGTAACTGTACACCCCGTCAACAAGCTCATTCGGCAGGTTTGCGGCGGTCTTGATTTCCGCGCTGTAGGTAGGCGTAGAGGCGTCGCCCTCATACTCGTAGCTCACGATAACATAAACATAGCCGGATCCCGTGACTGAGGATAAAAAATAGTCTACATCGTGCCAGCTGCCGCCGACGTTGACCTGTCCGGCGGGGCTATCCTCGCGGTCATCCTCCGTCAGGGTGCCGTTTACCACCTCAATCCAAGGGCTGTTGGTAGTGCTGCCGCTCTGAATCTTGAATTGCCCCTCGTAGGCACTGCCCGCCGAATATCCGGCGGGGCGCGGCCCGGCGGCGCGGCGATTGGCCTGCAGCGGCATTTGCGCGGCATTCCGCAAGGCCTGGGCGGCGGCAGGGCTATAGGCAATAACTTTGGTCATGGTTACGCCTCCGTTGCCGGTAAACACAACGCAGACCAGTCGGCGGTAAATACATCGTCAAACGTATCATAGTAATCGTCAAAGCTGCCGGAGTATCCGGCGGCCATCGGCAGGCCGGAGGTTTTCGACACCAGCCGGGGCGTGGTGATGTTATATTCCGGGTGGGCGGCGTCGAAGAAATCATAGCCGCCATTTTTCAGCTGAATCGGATAATTTTTTCCGCCTTTGCACATCAGATAGCCCATCAGTGCCAGCTGCTTGGTAATCTCTCGGTAATAGTCCTCGATCTTGACGTTGACGCCCCAAACGTATTGTGTCCCCGATTTGGTGGTGGCAATGGCTTTGCGCGAGGCCGACAGCTCAATCAGCTGCGCGTGATATTGGGGGATCGGGATTCCGGCAATAGTGATTGCGGCGGCGTTGCAGGTGCCGGTAAAGCGGCGAATCCAGGAATATTTGAACGTTTTTACGACGTAATTGAAGCTGATTATGCCGTGTTTCTCTACGGTATCGGCCACCAGCTGCTCACCGGTGAGCGGGTGAATCAGCGGTTTGGTCGGCTTGAACTGAACATCATTTTCCTTGTAGGCGAAAAGCTGCGGTACCACCACTTCGCGAGCGGTAAAAGTGAGGTCGCGCGCGCCCTGTTCGGTCAAACCCTTGTCGGCCTTGTCCTTGTTTTCAAACGGCACCAGCGAAGCCGGGCCATATTTGACCGCCACGTCATACATGCCCTTGGAACTGTCGCCGCTTTTGAGCGACGGGGAACTGACGCCGATAGCATAATAACCGGAATAATCCGGGTGAGTCATGCCGTCGCCGGGGATTTCAGTCGAAAAAAGGATATCGCGCGGATCGCTGCCGCCGTCCACCTGATAGAGCATGTGGCGGATCAGAATGGTCTTGCCGTCGCTGCGTTCGCTGCCGCCGGGAAGTTCTTTGATGTAGGTGATCGACATTTTTTAAACTCCTATAACGCCGTTACCGGTTCCAGCGGCTCATAGTCGCGGGGTTTGGCCGGAGCGGCGGGACGTTTGCTGTTTTCAGCGATAGTGCGCAGATAACCGAGCTGCTGGCGATTGATCTCCATCAGTTGGGCGTCGTGGCGCTGCTGCTGCTCCATCTTGGCGGCCTCCATGCTGCCGCGCACCAGCGATTGACTGATTTTCTGTTCTACCGCTTTGGCAATGGCGTCCGCCGCAATGACTTCCGGCGGCTTATTCTTTTTGAGCGGATCGATCTTTTTGCCGAGGTTGTCTTTGTCGTTTTTGTCCAGATTATCGTGCTTATATTTTTTTTCTGCCTCAACTAGAGCGCTTCGATCCAGCACGGCACCATTAAAATATTCAAGCAGGCGGGTATATCCTGGATTTTTCATTTCCAACGCGGTAAACCCAGCTGCGCCCATAGAGCGTTCAAGATTTTTGCCGATCCCGGCGAATTTTCCGGCGACATTGGCAACAGTATCATCCATCAGCTTGTCGATGGTCTGGCCGATGCTGCCGGGATGTAAAAAGGCCTGAAAAAACGCCTTGCCTAAAATCGGGGCCTGATCGATCAGGGTGCGCGGCACAAGCAACATGGCGTCAAGCCAATCCTGCGCCCCGGCCACGGCCAGATCAAGCAGGTTATCCCACGTCCGCCCAGCGTTATCTACTATCCAGTTGAAAAGCCCGGCCAAATTGCCAGTTAGCACACTTGGTATATTGAGCAACAGTGACCCGACTGGCTCCAGCCACACTCCTACGGTTTTGATCGCGGCTTCGATATCTATCATTATGGATTGAATGCCGTATTTTAGTTCATAGAAATTCTGTTTCAGATCGGAGGAAAAACCTTCCAGCATAGCGCCTTTTTTTCCGGCGCTGCCGCCCATGTCAAAAGCTTCAATCACCAGCTGACCGATGGTTTTGCGGATGCTGCCCAGCGCCATTTCGGCACGTTGCATCTTGCCCGCGACGGTATCGGCTGCCGCCGCCGCCGAGCCGCCGAACTCGCGTTGCAATTCGGTCAGGATAATCAGCTGTGCGGCCTCCAGTTTTCCGGCGTTGACCAGGTCTTTAATCTGGCTTTTCTGCTCTTCGGAGAAACTGACGCCGACGCGGCGCAGGGAATTCAGACCGGTCAGCGGATCATTGAGCGCCTTACCGAGCTGGACAACCGAGGATTGCAAATCCTGCCCCATGACCGACGACAGATCAACCGCCGATTTCATGGCATCCTTAAAGACGCGGCCCTGGATGCTGGTAAAGGTAGCCATGACGGTTTGAGCGCGGGTAATATCCGCGCCGCTGGTATTGGTGGCGGTGCGCAATGCGTCCGCCTGCTGCTTCATGGCGGACAGACTGAGCCCGGCGGCGTATTGTGTGGATTTGAGCACCGCGCCAAGCTTTTTTTCCAGCTGCTCCGCCGCCATGGCGGAATCCATTCCGGCTTTAATAAAAAGTCCGGCGCTGCCGATCCCGGCGAGGGCCAGCATCTTTTTGCCGATGGATAATATAGTGCGCTCCGCCGACGCCATTGCCGTCTCAAATTGAGCGGTATTGCCGGTGAGATACACTACCAGGCTGGCCAGACTGGACGCCATTTTTCAGTTCTCCTTTTCTTTTTCCTGTTCCTGTCGCAGATAGGCCGCCTTGAGGGCGGCGCTGACTTCGTTTTCCGGGGTTAAATCGTCGTCGTCGGCAATTTTTTCCGTCAACGGCGGATGATAGCAGGTTGCCAGATCGCCGGAATAACCGCAGGCAGTCCGCAGCCAGTAAGTAATCTCCGCCAGATACAGCTCCCATTTTTCGCGATGCTCAAATTCCCAATCGAAAAACTGAGCCCAGCGCACTTTTTCGCGCCGGGACAGCGCCCGCCGGTTCTTTTCGATACTGCCGCCGATGCGGGCGCTGATGCGATGCAAAAGCAAATCCTCGGGGCAGTCGGTCAGTTTCCCTCAATGCCGTTATTGACCTTGACAAACAGATTGATCAGGCGACCGACATCGGCGCGGGTGAAGGTGTCGGACAAAATATCATCCGCCGTAAACGCCGGTTCGCCGGGCTGGTCGGGTTCGACAAACAGGGACGCCAGCAGCTCGGCGCGGCAACGGTCATTTTCGACCGCAGCATTTTGCCACAGCGATATGGCGGCGGCGTATTCTTTTTCCGGCAGGATTTTGACCAGCAGCGGAATAGCTTCGCCGTCGATGGTAAATTCGGCGCGGGCGAATTTATGCGTCGCCAATTTTTCCTTGAGTTTTCCCATGATGATAGTCCTTTACGCGGTGGCGCTGATGACGGGGGCGTGATACGCGCCGTCTTTGTCCTGGTTGGTGATCTTATATTCCAGCTCGATTTCCGGCTGTTTGCTGCCCTCCAGCGACGTATCGCCGGATTTGTTCAACTTGCCGTAATAGGTGATCGAATCGGTGCCGCCGTTGGGGAACACCTGAATTTTGACATGGTCGCGGGAGAGTCCGGCCAGCACGGCCAGATCGGTGCGCATTTTGATTTTGAGCGGATCGTAGATAATGGCGGCGGACAGGTCGGACATTTCCGCGCCCTCATCATCAATCCCGCCGCCCATATCGAGCTCGCTTTTGCAGTGTCCGAGCAGGTCAAAAGCCACGCTTTTGATCAAGCTTTTGTAAGGGCCGGAGGCCACGGCGAACGGGTTGGCGTCGTTGATTTTGATAACCGTTTTGCTGCCGCTTTTGATATACATGGTGCAATCTCCTTAGGTTTCGGTTGCGTCGATATTATGGATAATGGAAAACTGGCACATAAACCGGGTCCAGACGCGCTCCTGTCCGTTCGCAGTCGGCTCCGTGCTCTGGATCACGTTGGACTGGCGACAGGACGATACCGGCCAGCCGGACCAGGTGTCCAGATTCACCGCCCGCAGGCGGCGACAAAGCAAAGTTTTAAGCTGTTCGGCGGCGGTATAGTCGAGCGCATAGACATCGAGTTGCCATTCCTCGGCAATTTCGTCGGCGTCATCCAGACCGAAATCGGGCACGGCGGACAGTTGCGTCATGATCACGTGCGGCGTTTGGGTTCCCGCCGGGGCGGAATCGGGATATATCCGGTCGCCGGACGCCGTTTTAAGATCGGCATCGGCCAGCAGATATGAGCGCAGGGCGGCGGCAAACGAAACCGTAGTCATTTCATCACCCCGCCGAGATTTTTGCCGGACTGATGCAGTTTATTGCGCAGCCGTTCCAGCGCGGCGGCGGCTTCGGTTTTGACCGCGTCCATGGCGGCGGAGGTTTTGGAGGCGACGGCGGGGCGCATAAAGGGATGAGGTTTCAGGTCGCCCTTGTGGCGTCCGAACTCCTGGATATTGGCGGCGGCGGAGAGCGGCACGGTGCGGCCCTGCAGCTGAATGGTTTTGTCCTTGCATTTTTTATCGCTGCAAAAGACCTTGCCGATCACGCCCGCGCCGCGCCGGGATTTATAGGCCTTGTAGTCGATAATGTCAGCCAGATCGCTGTTTTTAAATTGGGCCTGAGCGTTCTTTTTGGCTTCGGCGGCAATCATTTTAACGCCCCGGCGGATCGCCGGGCGCATAATGGCGCGTACCGCGCCGCCCTTGAGCTGACGCAGAACCTTAATCAAATCCTGATCGCCCGCCAGGGAAATAGTCTGGTTAAGCGTTGCCATGGTTATACCTCCTCACATACTTTTAAGATCATGTCAAGGCGCAGGGATGGATCTTCCAGCGGCGGGCAGGTCAGATAAAAGAGACGGGAGCCGTAGCGGATGCGCATTTTCGAGGTTAGGCCGTCGAGGCGGCGAATTTTGACATGGTGGGTCAGGGAGGCTTTGACCGTGGCCGCCTGATAGCGTTCCTCGCCGCCGACCGGAGTAATCGACGCATAGCGCCGGGCCAGCGCGGACCAGGTGACGACCGCGCTGCCGTCCGGGCGGATTTCCGTGGTCGGCTGTTCGATGGTGATCAGGTGGCGAAGTTCTCCGGCGCTGACGGACATTTTAAAAGCTCCTTATGGCAAACGAATTGAATAAAAATTTAAAATTCGGCATTTCCGCCGCGCGGTCGGCGGTAATTTCGGGATTTTTCAAGATTTCCGCAACCAGCATCATGATTACCAGCTGCGCCGCCTGCGGTGCGGTTCCGGCGGCATAACCGGCGATCATATTCACATCGAGCGCAATGCAATCCGGCCAGGCGCAGCCTGGGGCGGGGCGCAGTAATGCCCAAGGTTTAGCGGTCAATTCAACTTCATATTCGCTCGAATCAAGGGCAACATTGCCGGATACCCGGCGGCAAGTCACGGCGGATACGGATAAAACAGGCGGAAACGGCAATTCCAGCCCGCCCATGGAATTACACCGCTGATGATATCCCGGCAGCGGTAAGGTGGCCGTTACAGTGCGCTGCTTGAGCCAAATGCCGGAATATTTTTCCACAGCCTCGCGGGCGGCGGACAAAAGAGCGTTCAGCAGATTATCCTGCGTATCGTCATCAACGATTTTCAGATAATCCTTGAGCGCGGAAAGCGTGACCGGTTCGGCGGCGGCGTCATCCGTAATGTTGTATCCGATATATTCCATACTGGTATCCGATTAAAGTTAAGGCCGGGCGGCGGGAGAGAGGCGGAGACCCGCCGCCCGGTGAGGCGCGATTTTTTACAGGCCGCGCAGCAGCGGAGCGCGAACCACGACGGCGGCAACCGGCATACCATTGGTATGGGTGCCGGTGGCGGTCAGCACGGCGCGGATATAGCGCTTTTCGCCGACGTAGCCGAAGCGATAGGACTGGGAGGCAGCAGCGGCGGCGGCAATAACAAGCACATTGTTGTCACTGTCCGGGGTGGCGTTCTGGATCGCTTCCGCCGGAGCGGCGGTAAACGTGGTGCCGTCATCCGACTCCTGGATGGCAACCGCCAGCTTGACGGTGTCGGAAAGCGTGTCGCCGGAAGCGCCGACCGCCACGATCAGGGCGGCCTTGTCCGCGCCCTGGAGATCAACCGCCGCGCCATTGATCGACGCTTTGGCAACCTGCGGCAGGATGGTATCTTTCAGATCAAGCGAATGAACCATATCTTTCATGATGATATTCCTTTATGGCCCGGCGTTGCCGCCGGGCGGTTGAGTTTAGAAATTGGCGGCAATCTTCAAGAACTTGCAGGACTCGAAGTTTACCACGTCGCCGCCGGTGCGACGGCGGAAATAGAAGTAGATAAACGCGTTGGATTTGTACGGATTGCGCAGGGCGGTCATACCAAGCTTGTCGACGATGGTATAGGTTTCTGCGAAATCGCCGAAGGCAACCGGAATCTTACCGGCGGCAACGGAGTCGAACGCGTCGTTTTTGTAGACCGGATAACCGAACAACTGGTCAGGCTGGCCGGGTTGCAGCGACGGCTGCCAGAGCTGATAGAGCTGGTCGCCCGCGAGGGATTTGGTCGCCTTGAGCAGGCGGATCGCGGTAAACGCCTTGCGGGAGGTCTGAAACGCGGCGTTCGGCAGATAGTCCGCCTGGAGCGCGTCGATCAGAGTCAACAGACAATCGGCGTTCGGAATCAAACCGGCATTGCCGCTGACCACACCGCCGAAGCTGCCCCACTTACCGCAGACATTGGCTTCAAACGCATCGTTGTCGATGACGCCGTAAGTGCAGAGGCCGCGTGCCTGCTTAGAACCGTTGCCGCTGGTGAACCAGGAGTTCTCCTGTTTGGTAAACCGGCGCACCGCCTTGTTTTCGAGATAGGCGGCGATATCCCAGCCGGAATCTTCCAGCAGAGTAATGGAAACTTTCGGTTCCGCATCCATTTTGTGGAGTTCGATTTTTCCGAGCAGGATTTTCGGGGTATCGGTGTCGGCGGCGGCAAAACCTTCGCCGTGCTCCTCGGTGGACAGATCGTCGGCATCGACAATATACGTATAATTATCGCCAAGGGTGATAGTTTCCTGGCGCGCCAGCTTGCGCATCGGATTAGAGCCCATTGAAGCGGTAATAATGCGCTTGGCGGTGCTTTCCGGCACGGTAAAACCGCCATCAGGGTCGTTCTTGACCTGCATGGAATTCTGAGCGGCAATTTCCTGGTAATCGCTGGCCTTGCCGGTCCGGGCGAACTTGGCAAAGGCCTGTTCGATCTTATGGTCGGCGGCGGTCATGCCATTGCCCAGCACGGCCAAGGCCTGGGCTTTCTGTTGGTTGGTGGCGATTTCATCGAGGCGATCCTTGAACTGGTCGTAAGCTTCGAGCGCCTTGGTGGCCTTTTCGGTGGCCTCGGCGGCATCGCCAAGCTTTTTTTCCAAGGTGTCAAGGCGTTTGGTCTGGGCGTCCTTAAATTCGCTGAAGGCTTCGCCCTGTTTGACGATGAGGTCTTTGATATCATCCGGCATAATACAATCTCCTTTTGTTGGGTTATGCAGTCTGCAAAAAATTGATATTATTACGCAAGGCGGCGGCAATGCCGACGTTATCCATATTGATCGGCGCGGGGAATTGATTCAGCGCCCCGGACGTGGCTGGCGGCAAGCCGGGCAACAGGTTCAGATTAAACGCACAGGCAGCCAGTTGTTTATTCGCCACCAGTTCCTCGGCAAAACCGTTGGCAACGGCGTCATTGCCGACAAAATAAGTTTCCTCCGCCATCCATTTCTTTACCTGGTTTTCATCCTGTCCGGTGCGGGCGACATAGATACCGGCAATCTGCGCGGCCATGCCGTCCAAAACCTCGGCCTCCTTGCGCAGATCGGCGGCGTTGCCCATGACAATGCCCCAGGGATCATGAATCATCATGGTGGCGGCTTCGGGGATGATAATTTTATCCGCAGCCATGGCAATAACCGAGGCAATACTGGCGGCAATGCCGTCAATGTAGGCGGTAATCGTCATATCCTTAAGCGACGCGAGAAAGTGATAAATAGCGAAGCCGTCATAAACCGAACCGCCGGGCGAATTGATATGCAGATTGATTTTTTTATTGTCGATCCGGCGGACATCGGCAATAAAGGCTTTGGCGCTCAAGGCGTCGCCCCAGAAGTCAGCGCCGATCACGTCATAAATATAAACATCAGCCGCCTCATCATCGGTGTTTTTATCCAAGGCAGAATTAACCTTGAACCACGGGCGCGGCGTACACATGGCGCGGCGCAGCATTTTCACGGTTTTAGTATCAGGCATTGGCGTTATCTCCTTTGTTTTCGGTGGGTGATTTATCCGCGCCGGAGGCGGTGGTATTCAGCGCAACGCGGTATTCGTCGCCGCCGGGGCGCGGGTTAAGATCAAACAGGGTGCGGACTTCATTCGGATTGTAAACGCCGCGATCAAGAAAAGCGTTACAGTGCTCGGTCTGCGTTTTGATATCGCCGCGCAGCAGAGCGTTAACGGTAAATTTGCAGAAGGCGGCAGAATCAGACAGCAGCCAGGCGTCGGCAGAGCGTTCGATGCGAATGATGTACGGGTTAAGGGACAGCTTGACAAACTCGGCCATCTCCTGCTCCTGGGTGCTCCATCCTTTTGCCTGGCTGGCGTTGCCGACCATACGGGGCGGAACGCCGAAAATACCACAAATCCCCTCCATCTCGAACTTGCGCGACTCCAGATATTGGGCATCCTGATTGGACATCTGCACTTTTTCCAGACCGCAACCGGCTTCAAGAATGCGGGGCTTGCCGTAATTGCGCCCGGAGCCGGTTTCCATCCACGTTTTTAGCATGGTCTTAAGCCCTTCCGGGGTGATCTTTTCCGGCAATTTAAGCACAAACGGCGGGGTGGCATCATTGCGGAACAAATTAGCGCCGTGCTGTTCCGCCGCCATGGCCCGGCCAATAGTCTCGCGATTATAGGCGATAGGAGAAAGCGGGTTGACGGTATCGGTAGAAGCGTAGTAACAATAAAAAGCCTCCGGGGCGGCAATGGTAATAGTGCCGTAACTTCCTTCATACATGGCATTGTAGGTAAAATAAAGCTTGCCATCATTGGGGTTGCGGGCAATCTTTGAAACACAGGCAAAGGGCACCGGGATAAGTTGCTGGTATTTGCCAAAGCCGACAACGTGCGCCAGAAAAGCACCGCGCAGCAACATATCCGTAACGCAGAATTTCCAGAAATCAAAGCTAGTCATCCAGCTATTGGGTTTGCGGAGCAGTAGATTGTACAGCGGCAGATCAACCGCCGGGAGCGTCATATCGTCTTTGTAGCGATAAATCTTGCAAGGCAGCATTGCGACGGCATCGGACAAAATACGAACGCAGGAAAACACAGTTGAAAAACGCGCGGCGGTTTCCGCATTGACGGCGACGCCGGACAAGGTTTCCAGACCGCCAAAAAACTCCGACCAGCCTTCCGCAGAAGTCAGGGAGATTTCGCGCATTTGATTATTACGCCGTTTAAACCAGTCGAACATTGTCCACCTTTTGGTCTTGTTGGCGCAAAAGTAAACACTATATAAAAAATGGCAAAAGATTTCAGAGGGGATCAGAAAAAAAATCGGCAAGTATTTTTTTGTGGTCGTCGGTTGATTTTTGCCGACGACCACAAGGAGGAATTACGAATAAAACTCATCAATAACGCTGCGAATTTCCGGGCGGTTTAGGCTGCCGGATTTGGCATCGTCGCCGGGCTGCGTCATGCTGAGGCCGACCGCCATCACAGCGCAGACGATACCGTCAATTTTGAGTGGGGATGTAGCGGAAGGCTTGACCGGTTTTTTGTTGCCGTCCTTTTCCACCACCTCGCAGTTTGCCGCCATCCAGGTAAGGACAGGATTATTAAAGTGGTGCAGCAGTTCCGCGTTGACCAGGCGCTCGAACTCTTTCGAGGCGGCGTTCATCGACAGAAAGCCCTGCCGGAACTCGATCATATTGAGGCCGTCGTCGTCGGCCAGTTTGGGGCAGATTTGCGGGGCGTTATAGGGGTCATAACCGATAGCCTTGATGTCGTACAGATCGCTGAGGCAAGCGGGGTCATGTTTGACAACGCCGGAATCGAGATACCAGCCGGAAATCCGCCGCCGGATGTGGTCATAATCAATCGTGCGGCCCTGGGAAATCTCGATATGTCCCTGTTTTTCCCATATCTGGTATTCCTTGCGGCGGGCGGCGGTCTCCTGGGGCACCCAAAACCAGCACAAAAGGGCGTAAAAATCGGGAAAATAGAGGTCGAACGCGGTGATATCGCCGACGCTGGAGAGGTCGAGGCCGCCGAAACAGCGCTGTCCGAGCAACATTTCCGGCGTCACAATGGGCCGGGGGGCGGCGATTATGGGGGAAGTTTCGCTGTTTTTTGCATCGTTTGTGCTCATTTACACGCCTTCCAATGGGTCATATCCAGCCATTTGGCTTGTTTTTTGGTCTGCATATTGAGGTAAAAACGTTTAAACGCGATCTCTTTGACCGGATCGACGGACGCCTTGAGATATTGGCTTTGATAAAACTGCAAACCGTTGATAAAAAAATTGGGGTTGGCCTTGCGCCAGGTGTCCGGGCTGGTCCAATCGTCTTTATCTTCGATCGTCTCCCAGACGGCCGGGAAAAAAGTCGGATCGAGGACAACGCCGTCGCGAACATTTTTGGCATAGGCTAATTTTACGTTGCAAGGGCGCTCGTCGCCGAATTCGTCGGCGGTTGACGTGTAGATACCAAGCGGCGATTTGCGCGGCCCTACGCCCGTTTCCATGGCATCAATCAAATAGGGGTTGGTCTGTTCGTGCAATTCGTCGATACCGTAACAATGCGGCATGTAACCATGTTTGCCCTTGTTTTCGCCGGACAGGATGCGGATAACGCCGGAATTACCGTCGATTTCGATGGATTTCAGCGAGTTATGCGCGGTGGAAATCCGGCTCAGATAGTCGTTGCGGTCGATGGAGGCTTTCAGAAAATCATAAGCAATAGAGGCCTGGTTGCGGTCGGTCGCCAACAAATAACCTTCGGGGACCGCTTCGCCGTCGAAATAGCAACAGATAATCATGATCCCGGCTTCGAGTTGGGTTTTGCCGTTTTTGCGCGGGACATACAAAAAAATTTCGCGAAAACGGCGGGTGCCGTCCGGGTTTTTCCAGGCGAAAAGATGGCCGATCAGCAGCTCTTGCCACGGTTCAAGCTCAAATGGTTTGCCGTCCCACTCACCTTTGTAAAAAGTCAGGTACTCAGGAAAAAAGGCGGTCACTTGCCGGGCAACATTAAGGTCGAATTTAGCATCGCCGGGACACGCCCAGGGGTCAAATCCGGCAACAGGTTCATACCATTTTTTTGGAATCTTCACCATCAGCGCGTAATCTCCACGATAAAACCGGCGGGAATAAACAGATCGGCGGAAATGCGCCGCGCCTCGGCGGAATGGATCGCGTTATGGCATTCGGAGCACAGGGGGGCGAGATTCGCGGGAGTGTAAAATAGCTCCGGGCGGCGGGAGGCGGGTTGTCGATGATGGACCTCGACCGCTGCCGCGCTGCCGCAGGCGCAACAGACCGGGTAACGACTCAAGACCGCCGCCCGCAGTTTCTTCCAGGCGTCGGATGACCGCAGTTTAGACGCTCGCTGATATTGCGCCGTTTCCTTGACCTCCGGCTTAGTTAAAAGTTCCGGCGGCACGTATTGTTTTTGCGCCGCCTGGCGATGATATCGAAAAACTTTGCGCTCCATAATAATAACCTCAATATCAAGTAAGTTTCTTCATCGGCATTTCAACTTTTTTCGTTCCGCTATCCGCCGGGTGGATATTGGGACGGCTGGCCGGGGTCAATCCCAGCTGCGGCAAAAGTTTCGCCAGAAAATTCCGCGCATCGTTCATCATTTTTACCTCAGGTCTGGTGTACTCATACGGTTTGCCGTCCTCGGTCATGCCCGACACGGTCCGCCCGTTCCGCTTAATGAACTCATCCAAACGATAGTATTCTGCATATGTTCTAGCCAGCAGTTCAATCGCCATCGAGTCGCCGGTCGAGGCAACGCCCATCTGCGTCAATATCCCCGCATAGTAATCAAATACCTGGCTTTCCAGGTCGTCCAGGTTCTTCGGCGCGATGATCTGTCCGATTACCGCCTGCGGTTCCGGCGCACGATAGCGCACTTTGTTGCTGCCGCGTCGTTCCAGGATCGCGGTGGGGGTCTTTTTGCGGCCTTTTGTCATGTGAGACCTGGGTTTATTCATTTCGGGCAAAATATAAGAGAGAGGATTGCAATACGGTCGTGAGTGAAAACGTTTTTGAGACTCACCCCGCCCCACCCACTTTCCCGCCCCCGGTCGCATTTTCCGACACCATCGGGACGGGCGGCGGCTTGGCGGTGGGCAACGCGATAGAAGCGCGGTCTGACGCTGGCGGCGGGGTCGGTGCCATGCTGACGCCGACCAGTGCCGTCCGCGTGATAAAGGCGCGGGCCGACTCGCCGAGGATGCAATAAGAATTTGCCACCTTGCGACCGATTAACTCGCCGCTGGTGATGTAGTGTCTGATCATCTGTTCGGAACAACCCAACATCTCCGCGATCTCATCCGCGAAATAGACGCGGGCGTTGTCGATGGTGATGACTTTCCGCGTCCGCTTCTTGGCCGGACCGCGTGTCTTTTTTGAGTTCTTGGGTTGTCTGATTATTTTCATGATGCGGCAGATTATAAACACTATTTTAAAAATGGCAACTTTGATTTGTGCGATAACAAACGTTATTTACGCGTAATCTTTTACGCTGAAATACTCCCGATTTCCGCTTTTACAATTTTCGGAAGTTTTATTTTTCTCGTTTTCCTCCTCAAAATCCGTTTCACCCATCGCTGTTTCCAATCCCGGATATAAACTCGCCTGACTCTCGCGCCAATCCACCAGCATCGACCGGATATATTTGCTGGCCGCGTCCATCGTCTCCCATCCGCCCGCCTCTTTCAACTGCAAAAGCGGGTCGATATTCTCGCCCATTCGGTAACGTTTCAGGTAGTGTTGATATGTGCCAATCGCCCAGGTCTTGCGGCAACTGTGCGAACTGCACCAACCAGTAAAACCGATCTCGGCGGCGGCAGCGTAAAGCACGTTGTTAAACTGCCGAGAGCTCAAACTTTTACCCATCACCCGCCCCGGAAACACGTGGTTGATATCCAGCATGTAACCGAACCGCTCGGAGTATTGCAGCCAGCGCAACATGTATTCGCGCCCCAGCCGATGGACAAAATCAACCGTGCGCGATCTCCCGTTTTTGGTTTTGGTAAACGTCACTCGTTCGCGCAGTTCCCCGTTGCGGTCCAGCACCTCGCCGCGCAGCAGTCGCAACAGTTCCGCGATCCTGACGCCGAACGCCAGTTGAGCAAGAAACATCGCTTGATTGCGCAACCGGCAGCCGGTCCCGAACGCCTTACTTTTGAGCATGGATACAATCTGCTCGTCACTCAACGGATCACGGGCGGGCATGGCGTTTTCCTCCTTGTTTCCGGCGATATCTTCGCCGCCAGGCGCGAATAATTTCAATGATGATTAACCAGCGCATTATTTTCGCCCCATGATGATTTGATCCGCCGCATCGCGGATGTCTTTTGCTGCGTTTCCCATTTCGATGCAATAACGTTCCTGGACGATTGCCCTGGTATAAATCTCGCCCAGTTCCGTCGATGTCATCTCGCGCAGATTTGCCAATTCGCCCGGCTTGGGCGTCAGAAAATTTACGGTGCTTGTGCTTATTTTTGTCATTTTTTACCTTGGTTTGATTGATTGTTGCTTGCCGACAGCGGCATAAACCGCCCATGGCGAAACCAGCATACCTGACAGACGCCGCCGGGCGCTGGCTTGTCGTCAACGTGCGGGCTCGGATAATCGTGCTCCGTCCCGTGTACCGGACATTTTCTAACCTCGGCGGTCATGCCCTGATTCTCCGGTCCGCCCCGCCGATCTCCACCAGTTCGCACATTTCATTGAGCCTCGACCACGTCCGCGCCGAATAGCGGCTGACGATTTCGTCCGGGCTCAAATTGGTGGAAAAATGCGTTTTAATCCCATGGTTCTGCCATTCGATATGCCGCAGGTGGATCGCCTCGGATAACGGATTTTTCCGCGTCCCGAATACCATGATTTCCGCCGGTTCGGTGCCAATGTCGTCGATCACCATATCGGCCTCCAGCGCGTCGAAATGACGCCGCCGGGCGTCATCATACCATTTCAGCCGCAGGGCGCGGCGGAACTCCTCCGCATCGTCCTGGGCAAACTCCGCAATCTGATCCGCTTGCCGCCATTCGATTTTGATCAAATCCACCATCACCCGCAACAGCGTGGTTTTTCCCGTTCCGGTGCCGCCCATCAGCAGCAGCCCCTTTTTTGCCAGCCCCAGCCGATAGCGGGCTACATAGTTAATCACTGCCCGGTAATTCTGCCATTGCTCGCCCGTGCCGCGAGCGTCCAGTATAGCCTGACCACTCCGCCGCATCATGCCCGCTATTTTATCCTGCCATGCCTCGATTTTTTCTTGTTCCGTTTCCGGCTCAATCTTCCGGCAGGGCGTGAGTGACGCCGGGGGCGTGGTAGGTGTTGGGTTTAACAGCGTTCCGATACTGTTCATTTCGTTTTGCTCCCTGGTTGTTGTTTTTTTTAAGTTCAAATATTCCCGTCCAGCTGTTTTTTATGCTCTGCCTGATCATTGCCGCCGCGTCCTCCGGCGACCACTTGGATAACTCTTTCAGTTGCTCCTTTGCGGCGCGGTCCGTCATCGGTTTGCCTCTTTTCCGGCGCTCCTGGTGCCAGCTGATCCAGGCCCGATAAAAAACCATGCGGCGAAGCGCTGCGGGTATTAGTTCCGCCGGATGGCTGACTGTTCTTTTTTTCTTCCTCCCTGATCCGTGATTAAAAAGATCATCGCCCGCGTTATTTATTCTTTCTTTCTTTCCTTCTTCTTTTATTGGCGTTCCGCGAGCGTTCCGCGAGCGTTCCGCGAGCGTTCCGCCTGTCGTTCCGCCACCGTTCCGGCAATTATTGCAAACGGTTGATTTGCCGTGCTTTGGTCGTTCCGCTTGTCGTTCCGTGAGCGTTCCGTTTTCGTTACGATTTTTTAACGCCTCATTTTCGTCGAGGTTAAAAAGGTCGTAATTGACGATTAAAATGCGGCTGGTGCGACACTCATTGACGTGCACAATCATCTGCTCATTTTCCAGCAAAAGAATAAACCGGGTTACTGTTGTCTTACTCCATCCCCAACGCTCCGCCCAGCCTTCCAGACTGCGCAATACTTCGCCCCGGTTAACGGTCAATACCCGTCCGCAAACCGTCATTTTTCCGGGCTGATCGCCATACCAGGCTTCCGCCAGCAGATCAAGCCACGCCTCGAAGCGTGACAGTTGCCGCTTTTCCGTCCACAGGAAATTTTTAAACGCTTTCCGGTACAGCCGGATATATCCCGCGTCCTGATCCATATTTACGCCTTATGATTCCATCAGTTTAAATTTTTTGAACTCAATCCGCCATACCCACGGATTGGCTAACCAGTTGTGATAGGTATTTTCCCAAGTGGCAGCGAAGGCAGAAACATTACCGGCGCATTGAGGGATGGGATGTAAACATGAACAGGAAAACCCTTCATTCCAAGCATCTTCCGGCGTAATTTCCTGTATTCGTTGTGCACTAACGCTGACCACCTCCAACCAGATCCGCGCCGCCGTTTTGGGCATGTGGATGGAGGGATACCAGCGATCTTTGGTTGACGGCGAGTTATCCCATCCATCCGGATCATGGTCATCGGCATAATCGGCACGATACCAATATTTTTGCGCTTTTGCGGCATCGTCATAATACCAATTTGACCAAGCTTCCCGCACATAAATGCGGTCGCCGGGCTGGCAGGGAAGATTGTGAATGTGACCGGAAAACCATGCGCCTTTTTGCCACTGCCATTTTTTATTGCAAGCGTTGTTGATAAACACGGTTGGTTTAAATCCCTCGTCAATAGTCGATTGTCCGGCGGGCGGAAACGGTTTCGCGATGCGCCGCGTCTGGGTCTTTTGTCCGCTCAGAATTGCCCGGACCATAGCGCTGTTAAAAATCATCGGAATTTCTTTGATCATGACTGTTTATCCTCCATCTGAATCCGGTCAATCGCTGCCGCGATCAGCGCTCCGGCTTTCTCCAGATTTCTGATCGGATTGGGCGATGGCTTCCAAAATTCGTTATCCCATGGCCAGATTAGCGGAACTTCGCTGTCCGGCAACGGTCGGATTACTATTCCAACATAACACAATGCTGCCTCTATCAGAGCATTTGCCGAATGTTGTTTATCGTGTTCCGCCGTGTACCCCTCCTTTTCAATCTGGCGCTTGCGCTCGGCGGCGATGCGGTCAATGCCATCGGGAATTTCCTTAACAGCCGGAAAATTACGACCGCATTTTCGACAAAAATCATAATCACAAGTAAAAATGATTACATCATGACTACCGCATTCTGGACATATTTTCATATTTTATTTTCCTCTTTTTCTTTCCATCCCTGCCATCTGGTTATCCGTTGCTCAAGCGACACCGCCAGCTCTTCCTGCTGGATTGCCGCGCTGGCAACAGCGGTTTTCATGGCGCATTCGCTGTGATACGCCTCCTCCCTGATCCGGTCGAATTTTGCGCGGCTGGTCGGCGCGGTCAGATCGTGCTGCGCCAGATACCAGGCCAGATTCGCCGACCAGCCGCGAATGATTTCCGCCGGAATTTCGCCGCCGGTAAACACGATCCGGGCAAAATCCTCGGTGCTGATAGCAATGTCCGCAATCATGTTTCCCTGATCGTTCATCAACTCAATTGCCAGCTTGTTGTCATGATCCGCGTGGGTGCTCCTGATTTTTGCAAACCTGATTTTTGCTTTCATGGTTTCTCCTTTATTTGTGTTTGTCTGCTCATTTTTCAGCTTGATTATTAAAAATTAAACAACTTTTGCTGGGGACCAGGAATAAAGGGAATATTCATATAGCTCAAAACATTTCCCCATCCATAGTGATTAATATGTGCATCCCATAGCGATGGATGTGTCCTATAAAGCATTTGAAATCTGTTTTCGCCTTTTTCCAGATGAACCCCGAAACCACAAGAAACACATCCCGTGTGCATATATCCCGCATCGTAAATTTCACAATACGGAATATTTTCTGAGTGGATATAATCCCAAACATTGCTAGTCGTCCAAAATGATAGCGGTCGGCATTGAACATGTTGACCGTCATAGATATTGCACCCGTTAATTAGATAATCGCGCCGTCGATTTTGGCTATCACTGGCCATTGTGCCAATTATTGGTAACATTGTTATTCTGGCCATAACCTGCTTTTTTAAACAGTCACAGCACCTGTGCGATATTTTAAATGGAGCTCTGATGAGATAGTGCCATTTTTGGGGCAATTTCATGGTGTTGGAAATTTCACCTTTGCTGTTAACTCCCTCCATGCGCAATTTTACAGTATTTTTGTTGCGGTCGCTGGCATTGCGGATGTCCCATAAAAAACGAGCGACTTGTTTTGATACAACCGGATATCCGTGCTTTAGTAACACGTCACGATATGACATTTGGGGCTTTAAAATTTTTACATTGGGTGTTGTTTTAACAAATTTTACTATTTCTGGAAACTCCACTCCAGTATTGGAAAACACCGCGGGGATGTTGGGATCAACATATTTTCGTGCAATATGCAACAATACCATACTATCAATGCCACCTGAAAACATAATTGATGAGGACATGGTTTGTTGTTGCAAAAACCACTTGATACGATTTACAGTATATTGGATTTTTAAATCAAGCGGCATTTTTTGCCTAAGCCCCAGTAAATATGTGCGCTCGGTTAATGTTTGTTGGTCAATCATTGCTTTAATTCCTCGCCTCTCTTTGTTTTGCTTCTAATTCTGCCGCCGCATATTTTTTTATTTCGCGCTTGGTTTCCTCGCTATAGGGTACTGTTTGCGGTTTTTGGGTCAGATCATACTGCGCCAGATACCAGGCCAGATTAGCCGACCAGCCGCGAATGATTTCCGCCGGAATTTCGCCGCCGGTAAACACGATCCGGGCAAAATCCTCGGTGCTGATAGTAATGTCCGCAATCATGTTCCCCTGATCGTTCATCAACTCAATTGCCAGCTTGTTGTCATGATCCGCCTGGGTACTCCTGATTTTTGCAAACCTGATTTTAGCTTTCATGGTTTCTCCTCTTTTACTTCAATGATATTCCGATACATGCTAAAAAACGGGATGCGATAACCGGATACCCTGAAACGGTAGGTTTTGTTTTTCTCAATGCGGTTTTCAAAATCAGAGCTGTCGAATTTTGCAAAGAAATAGCTGTCACAGTTCTCAAAAACCTCATTTGTGGTGAAGATCAGATATTTGCTGTTGTTATCGCTAACCACTACCTGTTTATCCGTCACTGTAGCGCTGAGATATTCGGTATGTGTAACCACAAGAATGTCAAGGCCAATAGCAATAGCAAAAAAACATCCCGCCACTAGGGCACAGCCGATTTTACCGTTCATTGTTTTTCCTCCGTTTTTCTGATCATCACTTGTTCAATGCCTATCACTTTGGCCGGACGGCTCGTAATTGTTGCCGCGAATTCGTGCCGCAACGTTGCCCCGTGATTGTAATCAATGGTGTAATCAACTATCGCAAAACCATCGTGTTGCAGCATGTTTTTTATTTGATTGAACTTTGATATACCGCAATCCCAAGTTGAATCTTTAATTACGTGCTTAGTGATCATTGTTTACTCCACGGAATTTCCCGGATGCGTAAATCTTCCGGGAATTGATTAATATCGGTTACGAGTTTGCCGTCGAGGTCGAGTTGCTTGACAAATACCGGCACCCCGGCGGCCTGGCACTGTGCAACAATCGAACGCACCCATTCTATTTGGCAGGGGCGGCGATTGGGACCGGATTCGGCCCCGACGACCACCCAAGACGCAGAGCTGGACTGAAAAGCGCGTTCCCCACATATGCGGCATTGACACCAGCCCCACAATCCGTTGTTTTTGGGATTGGAAAGGATCAAATTACGCTCGGTTTCGTGCCATCCGCAAGCACACTTATAGGCATTAAAACCAATATAGCGAATGATATCAAGCGACCCCAAAAGCGGCTCTAATGACAGCCAGCGGTTAATTCGCAAATCATTTGAATTGAAACTCGATTCCAATGGTTTAACCGATAACAGATGAGGTATCCGCTCATCCGCTCGCGTCTGATTCTCGGCAGTAACGCCCCACCAGACATGGGGCAGTTCCGCGCCCGGATAAATTACTTCGGCCATGCGTTCGGCGCGTTTAGTGAGCACCATGTTAATTGCCGATCGCGACAACTGCGCCAGCCAGTCCCGAATCTGTTCCCGGCTATTCCAATCGCCAAACAGATCGGTCATGTTGCCGACAAAAACCACGCCTGATTTCGGCGGGTTGCTGTTGCTCATTTGCCTCGGCGTAAAATCGCCGCCGTTAATGCCGAAACGCTCCGTTATGCGCTCCGCGTAGCAATTCTGGCACCCCTCGCTCGCCTTGCGACATCCAACGACCGGATTCCAGGCTTTTGTCCAATATTTTGCCTTGCTCATTCTTTATTTTCCTCAATTATTCTTAAGCGCCTGATAGATTTTGCAGTGTTCTTTTGATGTGCAATGGCCGTTTTCTGTTCGGTAAGACATACAGCGGCAAGTATCTCCTCCAAGGATTTCGCCGCAATATTTTCTCAATTGCCAAACCAGCATATCAGGCGCGATATAAAGCAATTCCCCTTTGCCTTCTTTGTTTATACCACACATGGCCATCATATGGCCACGTTGATTATAAATCACAATATTATTGCTCGGTTTTGTTGTGTTGCTTACGTTTGTTTCCCTTGCGGTCTTGGCAATGGCATTTGTGGCTTGTTCCATTGCATCGCGAAAGCACTGAAATAATACCGAATTGGCAATATCTCCGGGAATTCTTACTGCCTGTTGATAGCCGGTCATGCAAGTTGTCATCTCTTTTTGCAAGCGTTTCAGCGCCTCGAGCAGTTCCTTACTTTCTTCCTCTATTTTTTTGATTCCGGTTGCCGCGTCGCACAGAAAATCCTTGGCGATATACCGCTCGATATATTCGGGATACAAATGTGCATTGCGCATTGTCCGCCGCACAATTTCCCGAGCTTCCGTTTCACTCACCTGTTCAAATTCATTGATGTTTTTCATTCTTTGTTTTCCTCTTTTTCTTTCCATCCCTGCCATCTGGTTATCCGTTGCTCAAACGATACCGCCAGCTCTTCCTGCTGGATTACCGCGCTGGCAACGGCGGTTTTCATGGTGCATTCGCTGTGATACGCCTCCTCCCTGATCCGGTCGAATCTCGCGCGGCTGGGCGGCGCGGTCAGATCATACTGTGCCAGATACCAGGCCAGATAAGCCCGGAAAAGCGCCGGATCGTTTTCCGGCTCCGGGTCGAAATCATAAACTTTTACCGGATCGCCGTAATCGCTTTTGTGGTCGTCCTGATTGTTTTTATCAACGACTACAGCCGGTTTTATCCGTCTGGCTTTGCGGACGGCCTTGCCGATGATTTCCGACTCCGACAGATCAAAAATCGCCGCCGCCTTTTTTAAGTCCTCCTTGAGCTTCCCTTTTAATCTGATCGGATACGCGGGCCAGGTGGCGAGTTCCGACCATTCCCCGGCCTGGCTCTCGCTGCCGGTCCGGCGCAGATATTCCGCCGCCGCCCGTTCCCGGCTTGCCGCAATTACGGTCATTTTGCCGTTGTTCCAGATTGCCATATTTGCGCCTCTCTAAATGCTAAATGCTATCTGCTAAATGCTAAATGCTCCCTCAAAACAACTCCATCTGCAACAGCCTTACGCACTCCCTGGACGGCTTCGGCTCCGGCTTTTTAACCCGAATCACGGGCTTGCTTTTTTTGCGCCGTCCCGTCACCAGCGGCATAATCCGCGCCGCCATTCGGGCCGGATGACAATGCACCATCTTGCCCGCCTCATCGACTTTTGCCACCGCCAGCGCGTACTGTTTCGCGCCGCCGCCGTTAAGCGCCGCCAGACGGCTTGCCGCTGCCGGACGCTGCCCGACCGGCCCGAACATCACCGTTAACGTTTTCCGCGTATAGATTGCCCATTTCCGTTTCATTTCGCGCTATCCTCTGTTTTTTGCCGTGAACTGTGAACTGTGAACTGTGAACTGTGAACTGTAAACTTTCCTAAATGCTAAATGCTATCTGCTAAATGCTAACTGCTTTTGCCATCAGCGCCCGGATCATCCCGGCGGTTTCCCGCGTCTGAATCCGCTGACCGTGCAACAAGTGAATCGTGGTCGGCGTAATCCCGTCATGATCGCGGATATAGGCAATCTGTTCCACCGGAACGCTGTATTTTGTCCCGGTATCGCCATTGCCCGTAACCTCAATAATTTTCATTATTTCGCCTCATTAACTCAGCAGCGCCGTACTTTTCAGCGCTTGTTTTTCCGCTTCTGCCGCTTCAATACCCTTATTGAGCGGAATTCTTTTTCCAAATTCATATCCGGCGGCAAAGGCCAGACCGTCAACATCACCGACTTTTTTTGTTCTGGCCGTCTGCATACCCGCCAGATGTTTATCAACCAATCCGCCGCGTTTTAAAACCAGTGCGTAAAGTTGATTTTCCTCAGGGGTAGCTTCACGCCGAAAAACCTTTTCGGCATTTTCCAATACCGCCCAGGTTCCGCCGAGCAAAAATGATCGTTGAATTTTGGCGGAACGTCCGTGCATATGCCGGGCAAGTTTTTCTTTGGTCAGTCGTTTCAACGTCTGTAACAGATAGGCGTGGACATAAGTAAAAATCTTTACATCCGTGGCAAAGCCCACCGCTACCATCTTGCTTACCCTGCGTCCGGTCAGCCACACCCGGCTGTATGAATGGATCAGCCGACAACCAAAGACGTGAGCCAGATTTGCAGCCAGAATCTTTTCCCATTGCGGAATTGACGACTTGAATTTGCCGATATCTTCGCGTTCAATCTGTTCGCTTCCGCTGGCCTCAATATCCTTGATTTCCAGCCCATGTGCCGCCGCCAGCTTCATTGCCTGCGCCAGTGCTACCGCCGCCTCATTTTCATTGTTGCTCTGGCTCAATGCCAGCAGCTTTTTGATTTTATCAATCGGAGCCGCTTGCTTTTCTTCCATCATTTCTCGCCTCGCTTAATCTTCGTTTTCGTCGTCATTTTCTTCCGATGATGTATCAATATCGCGGGTATCGACAATCAGCTTTGACTTGTGCATCCAGAGCCGATAAACCAACATGTCAAAGCCCCAGAGTCGCCGCAGGAAAATATCTTCCCCTTTTTTGTTGCCGATTTCCACCAGCCAAACCTTTTGCTCGCGGTCAACGCGAATCGTATAGGCACATTCCCACTTCCCGGCGGCGGCTTTGGTGTCGAACCGTATCATGTATCCGTCGCCGTATGTTTCCGGTTCGATATGCAGGGTATAAAGCCCCTTGATATCATCGCGACGATCATGGCGAAAACGATTCATCAGATCGGAAAGTTTGATTTCGTCCGGCGGCTGTTCGAGTTGAGCCTTGATAACCTCGTCAATTTTCTGCACCTGCTCGGCGGTCAATACCTGTAACCGTGACTGAACCGTTTTGATAATGCTGTCGGTAAACTGCTCAAACCCGATCCGTTTCGGATCAAACACCAACGCCGCTTGTAACGCTTCGGCAATCTGTTGTGACATCTTATATCCGAAATAACTACCGATTGCATTGTCAACGCATTCGGTAATTTTCTTCTGGATCATCTTTTCCAGTTCCCCGGAAGTGTTCATCCGATCAATCGCCGCATCCATCATTTTCTTAATCGTTTCCATTTCTCGCCTCTTTTGTTGATTATTCCCCGTCTTTCCGGGGCGTCATCGGGTTTCCTATTTGTTTTGTGTCGGTTCAGTCTTCCACAACCATATTCCGACATAAATTTTATTCCGCGTTTACTTCTGACTGCTGGATTTTGTAGATCGCTTCGATATGATCCGCCATCGCGTTGTATTCCCGCTCGTGAAAAGCACCACCGTGGGTTTCTTTGATTTTCGCGCGGAACTGTGCCAGATCACCAGTAAAACATCCGCAACGGATTTCAGGATCAGATTTGTCATCAAACAGATAAACAATCGTGGTACGATTAACACCGCCGCATGGCCCGAGTTGTAGGATTGGACGTGTTGCCCAGAGCTTTTTGCCGTTAACTTCTAGGTCGGCTCCGGTGAGGTTGGCTCTGGTGAGGTCGGCTCCGGTGAGGTCGGCTCCGGTGAGGTTGGCTCTGGTGAGGTCGGCTCCGGTGAGGTTGGCTCTGGTGAGGTTGGCTCTGGTGAGGTCGGTTCTGGTGAGGTCGGCTCCGGTGAGGTTGGCTCTGGTGAGGTTGGCTCTGGTGAGGTCGGCTCCGTAGAGGTTGGCTCCGTAGAGGTTGGCTCTGGTGAGGTCGGCTCCGTAGAGGTCGGCTCTGGTGAGGTTGGCTCTGGTGAGGTCGGCTCCGTAGAGGTTGGCTCTGGTGAGGTTGGCTCTGGTGAGGTCGGCTCCGTAGAGGTTGGCTCTGGTGAGGTCGGCTCCGTCTTTTACTGCCATCTCAAGCGCCTTGGCAATATTCTCCGCCTCATACTCCAGTGCCGTTTTTCCATTCCAAAAATTGATCTGTACTTTCATAATTTCCCCTGTTTCTTTGTTTGTTTTTTTATGCTAAATGCTATCTTCTAAATGCTAAATGCTATCTTCTAAATGCTAAATGCTATCCTTCGTTCCCCCTCTTTTTCAGCGTCGCCGCCAGCCCCTCGCGGCTCAAATCCCAGGGATGCGCCGCGTTCCAGGCCACGATTTCGGCGTGCGTCATTGCCCGATTTTTGGGTTTCGCCCGCAATGCCTGTAATTCCCTGCGGCAGCTGTCACAGTAGGAAAATTTCGTATCGTTCAGACCATGACAGCGCGGACAAAGCAACGGTTTCGGCGCATCGATCCGCGCCCGCTCCGCCGCCGCTTCGGCATCATCGTAGAGGCTAACCTTTTTCCCGCGCCGGATCACCACCTGCCGCACGGTCAGCCGTTGCAGCGATTCAAACGCCAGGCGGTATATCCGCCACGCCATATATCCGCTGATCAGCATTTTAGCACCCCTCGGTTTTTGCTGTATGCAAAGTACCATTTACATAGCGGTCCACCTCTGCCGCCGTGATCCGGGTATTACGCTGGCCGATTTTAACTGTTTGCAGTTCGCCGCTCTTCATCATGCGAAAAACGGTCGGCAGGCTAACGCCGATCAATTTGGCGAATTCTCCCAGGGTAAACATTCGGCGCGGCGCGGACGGACTCGCGGCAACCGGTGGCGGAGCGTCGAGCGCCTGTTCCAGCGCGGCGGCGGTAATTTCCGGGTTGGCGGTACGCAATACGGCGACGGCGGCGGCCAAAACCTGCGGATTGATTTTCATTTCTTCACCTCTATTCTTTGCCCCGCCGCATCCTCCGCGCTGACGTGGTGCCGGATTGTGTTATTGATTACCGTGCACAGTAACATACCGACTACCAGCCCTACCAGTGCAAACAGCACCGCCACGTCGATCATTTGCCGCTGCCGGGCTGGCAGCAATGACGGCTGCCGGGGCCGCCGGTAAACATGTGGTTGACCAAAGATTATTCTGTAGCACATGATTCGCCTCCCGTATTTATCCTTGGTGAGGTACCGCGCTGCGTTTTTTGGCTTCCTGCTTTACCAAAATAGTCAGAGGTGTTTTTTCGCCCTTGTGCTGACGGTTGTAAACATCTTCCCACATATCGAGATATTGTTCGGCGGTGGCGTATTTTCGAATCAGAAAACAATGGGCGCGGATTTTATTTTTCAGCCGACCAATATCAATAATTTTCGCCAACACGATTTGTGAGAGAGAAATTACCAAGGCTCGGTCGCTCGCCCATGCTATTCCGCATGTTTTTAACAGACTAACCAGATCTTCAACCCGCTCGGCGTGTGTAGTGTCTTTGACTTTATATTCACCGGTTTTGAAACTTTGGTTACAATTTCCACTATTGGCGGACTGCCCAAAAAGCATTGAGGCACACAGCCCCAGCGCAATCCCTGTTCTTTCGTGATATTCCTGTATTGCGATGTAATTGGGGTTGCCGCAACGGACGAACGAATCAAGATAGTCCTGCATGCTCCATGACACGGTTGCGCTTTCCAGCTCGTGAATGGAAGCATCGTCATCACAAATCACATAATAAATCGGTAATCCAAGCTTTCTTGCCACCGTAAAGCGATGGTGCCCGGCTTTGATTTTTAACCACCTGCCGCATTTAACAACGTGTAGCGGATAGGCCGGAATAAAACCATATTTCATCATGGATTGTTCCAATTTCTGTGTTTTTGTCACAGACCGGTTGAATTCGAGCAGTTGAAACATTTTGTAGTTGGTCGTGTTTAACAGGTTCATTGTACAAGTTCCTTGTTGATGTAAGTTAATACTTTATTCAGTGCTTCGATCCGGCGCGGATCGTCTTGACGGATGCGCCGGAGTTGATTGATGGCGATAGCGGAAAATTGCAACGCCTCAGTGCATTCGTTCCGGCAGGTGATTGACGGATTTTCTTTTCTGTCTTTTTTTTTGATTTCCTCCTTGGCTCTCTTGATTGAAATCTCCCCGTTCTGAATTCGTTTGAACATTGCCGGATCGCTTTTCTGGATGTTCTTGGCACTGGCAACATATTCGTGATTGGTTCCCGTTATCTCGGCGGCAATTTCGATAGACTTTTTAGCTGGTTCTGTCCGTTGTTCAACTTTTTGAACAACGGGCATTTTTGCTCCCTGTTTTAATCCTGATAGCTGCCGTTCCTTGGCTTCGGCTTCGATCATCGGCAGGGATTGCACGGCGATAGTTGCCTTCTGGCTGCTGGTCAGGCTGCGACGTTGTAAATTTAAACTGATTACGAATGCCACCAGTGAACCATCGCCGTTCCATTGCCGAAAGCGTGGTACAACGTTGGTTTCCAGACAGGCCCGATAACGGTTGCGCCCGTCAATAATTTTTCCATCATACATCCAAATCGGCTCAACCAGACCGTTGGTGGCAATATCCTTTTTTAAGGCGCTGAACTCATCTTCCGACATCATCGGAAACAAGTTTGCCGCCTCGTGAAACTCAATTATGCTTGCATTGCCCATCTATTAAGCCTCTCATGTTGTTGATTATTGGTGCCCGGATATTCTGCCGCCGGGCTCGGCATGATCGGGGTTATTTGCTCTGGCGGCACCCCGCGAGGCCGCCGGGGGATGGGGGATTAAACAACAGTAGGGGGATCATCAATCGGGTGGAAAATTTTTATTTCGGTCAATCCCAAGGCGGCCTGTAAATCTGCTGCCTTTAATTTTTTGGTGCCATACAACAAGGCCGTTGTAAGCTTTCTGGCTATTACCGCCGCAGGAATATCATTTAACTTGGCCAATTCTTTGAGCTGAGTTACTTTTTCGCCGCGAATGGTAACACTTTTTACATCTTTCATGCTGTGTTTCCTCCTGTGTGCAATATTGATTGTGGATAAGTTAATTTTAATACACAAAGAGAAACATGTCAAGCAAAATTACTGTTTTTTGTTGACAAATTTTGTTTTGTGGTTTACATTATTAATACACAAACAGAAACATTTGTATATTATTTAGGAGATAAAAATATGAATATCGATTGGAAGACCCTCCCAACTACGGGTTCACGGATAAAGTTTTTTCGCGAACAAGCCAATTTATCGCAACAGCGGTTGGCAGATGAAACCGGAATTTCGCGCAATAGTATTGCGTTGTACGAAAGCAATCAACGCAATCCCCCTATCAAGCAACTGAAAACTATTGCCTTTTATCTAGATGTGAGCGCGTTGCATTTAAATCCGGAATTCGATGATGAAGTCGAAAATGTCCAGGAACAGAAATTCTCGGCACAAAATGAATATTACGCTGTTGGAACGTTGGAAAAATTGTTGTTGACTAAATTTCGGCAATTAACCGAAGATCAGCAGTTAAAAACAATTCTATTTATTGAACGAGGAATGGCGGCGAATCAGGATATAATGGCACAACACGCCGGTGTGCGCGAATCTGCAAATGTCTATCGAACCGTTCCCAAAACAAAGATTGACGATAAAACCAGTTAATCATTCCCTCTACTCCCTACCCGGCCCCACGCCGGGTATTTTTTTGTTGCTTTGTGTGTCGGCAAAAAATTCCTAGCTGCTAAAATCATGCCAACTTTCCGATCTTGAAAATAAGTGTTTAAAAAGCGCGTTTTATTGTTTTATTCGGCTAATACGTATTGAAAATAACTTAAAAAAATTGTACTTTAATCATGTCGGAAATATATATATAGCAAAAAACTACAGCCATGTGCATGTATTCGGCGTGGACATTGTAATTATTTGTGCATCATCAAGGCTGCATATGCCTGATTTGCCTGAAATGACCAGCCCTGCAGGAAATGCCACCGGCAACTGGTTATTTTAAAGCATGGAAAAAAGATCATATCACGCAGTGCTGCTATTACAGTACAAGCATCAGACCAGAACCAGCGACGAAGCAATTGCCCAGGCGCTCGGTGTATCGCAGACCACTGTATCGCGCTGGCTGCGGAGCGTCGATCCCACGCAGATATCAGTGGAGTTTTACCGCGCGATCGAACGTCTGACGGGATACAAGCCGACGCCGGGCTGCCCGCTGGAAGATCACTGTCCATGTTTCTCCGGCGGCGTCATCGATCACATCGGTGCCCAGATTATGACCGACCTGCAGGAGCTTTCCCCCGACCGCAAGCGAAAAGTGCTTGCCTATATTGCCAGAATCAAAAACAAAGCATAGTCCGATAAGTATTTGACAATTATTATCCCCGGTGGTACAATTATTAGCATCACAATTACGAGGGGAATAAATGAGGATTATTGCATTTGTATTAACGTTTGTTATCAACATTTATTGTTGTGCGCAAACTCCCGCGCCCGCTGCTGCTAAACCTCTGCTCGGCGCTTTTGGTGTAAAATTTAACACGATATGGCAACCACGGGAATCTCAAGACAACAGCCAGCTACAAGATGGCGAGACGATGTATGCGTTTACCCCCAAGCCGGGGCTTTCTGGTTTTTCTGATTATTATGTGATGATTACGCCGATAACACATAAAGTCTATTCGATTTGGGCCTGTGCCGAAGTGCCGCGAGCGAATGGATTGAATTTTTATGAGCAGGTAGTGGCGCTGTACGAAAAGAAATATGGCAAGGGCAAATCCGACTTGTCAATTGGAAGCAGGACAACCTTTTTTTATCCTGCTGGCTCCTCCATATTGATCAAATATTCGTCGGACCACAAAGCAGCGTCAATTGACATTCGTTATTACAACCGGGAAAACGAGGAACTTGCCAAGAAAGAACGCATTGAAAAAGCCAACTCCGGCGTAAATACTGAGGGGATTTAAGCAATGGGAACTGCACTGTTTTTAATATTTTTTTTAATCGTGCTTTGGATCGCTTATCGCGGATCACGCGCCAAACAATTGCAAATTATTTGCCCCAACCAGAATTGCAACTTTAAGGGAGTGGGCAAAGCTGTCGGCGGTAAATCGCTCATTGTCCTATTGCTTTTGCTGTGCTTTTTCCTTGTTCCCGGCATCATTTATCTGTTCTGGCCGATCCAGCAGCAGGTCATTTGCCCGCAATGCGGGATGAGGGTTAGGTAGGCGCTGCCGCGCGGTGTCTATCATTAGTCAGATAATAACTCATCGCGTATTTTTTTCCACGTTTTGGCCGTCATCGCCGCCAGGCGCTCGCACAGTTCGGCGTTATAATATTGTCAGTCCGGCAATTTTCAGACATTTTCTGATTTTTGCAATATCGCCGATGCGGGCAAATTCGGCCAGCCGTTCCCGCTCCGGCTCTGCTGGTGCGGCCACCTCGGTTGATATATCCGGCAGCGCATTGATCGCGGCGGCGGTTTCGGTGGCACCGAGATGCAGATAATGACGCTGGATTGCCGGGTTGCTGTGTCCGCATAATTCCTGCACAAATGCCAATGGGACGCCCTTGCTGGCGCAGACACTGACAAAACTGTGGCGCAGGCTGTGAAAACCGCAGCGGCAGGTAGCCAGTAGTTGATTGTCGTGCTTTTCTTTGGTTTCGATCCCGCAGGCGCGAAAATGGCGCTGGATCAGATCGGTTACTTTGGCGTTGTCGTTTAGATATCGTCTGGCCATATCCGGCAAAACATAATCTCGCCGGTTTTCCGGTGGTGTTTCCTCCAGCATTAACGCAAGTACGGGGTGGAGTGGTATGACAATGGCCTTGCCGCGGCGCACTGTTTTGGCCGGGATTACCGCGATTTTTTTATTCTGCAAATCGACGCTTTCCCACCGCAGCAGGGCCACGTCTTTTAATCTCAGTGCCGTATAGAGTCCAATGGCCAGCATTAGCCGCAGTTCGCCGGATGCGGCGGCGCATATGGCGCGTAATTCGCCCTCGGACAGCTCCCGGTGGCCGTGCGTGGTCAGCGCCTTGCTTTTGATCTCCTGAAATGGATTACCCGCTATTTTCAGCACGGAAAAAAGCAAACGACACGCCTGGATAATTTTATTATACCGATTGGCGGATAGACCGCTTTCCGTGAGCCATACCGCAAACTCATCGGTGTGTTGGGGCGTGATGTCGTTCATCCAGCACAGGCCCGGCAATTGTTCCCGTTGCCAGTCGCAAAATTTTTTCCATCGGGATTCATAATCGGTCAGCATTGCCGGACCGCACTGCGGACGGTTCGGGCTGCGCTTGAATAGCGCCCATGCGTCAATAATGGCAATCCTGTTTGCAATCCGGTCGGCTTCTTTGACGATGTCCTGCGCCGCAGCCAGCGCCGTTTGCACCTGCTGACGGCGAATTACCTCATCTTGGGCGGCCAGCGGTGCCATGATTTTATCGCGGACTTTCTCGGCCTCGCGCTTGTCGGTAATAGGATTTCCTGCATCATCGCGCAACGCGCGTTTAAATTCCTTGCCGTCGATATAAAATTGAATTTGCCAGAATTTTCCGCGCTTGAATATCCTGCCCTTACTTGACCTTGCCAT